TCGCTTAGAGACAATCTCATCAATGGCAGTTCTACCGCAAGCTTGAACATTACTCAGACCGAATCTAATACCCTCTTCTCCATCTTCATGACCGATAGTAAAGTATTCATCTGACTCATTGATATCAGGAGGAAGAACCTTAACCCCAAGTCGTTGAGCATCCATAAGATAAGCAGTAATCTTATCTGTTGAGTCCTCGTTATATAGCAATGACCATACGAACTCAAGAGGGTAATAAGTCTTTAACCACATTGTCTGATACGAGAGCATTGAGTAAGCAACGGCATGAGATTTGTTAAACATATACAAGGCGGCTAATTCAAAGTCAGCCCAGATCTTCTCAGCCTTCTCTCTTGTAATGTACTTGTTATTTACGAACTTCTCTTTATACTCATCAAATCCGGCAGCATCACGCTTCTTACCAATAATCTTACGAAGTTTGTCAGCCTCTGACCATGTAAAGTCAGCAATGAGTACAGCCATTTGCATAAGCTGTTCCTGAAAGATAACTGTACCGTATGTCTCACGAAGAATATCTTCTACGATTGGATGGGGGTACTTAGGCTTCTTCTCCCCCTTTTTGCATTCAATATAAGTCTTGCCCTGTGAAAGCAAAGCGCCAGGGCGAACTAGAGCGTTGCTAACAACCAAGTCATTGAAATTATCAACGCCCATTCGTTCAATAAGATTCCTGTAAGCAGCGGCATCAGTTTGAAATACGCCAACGGTATTACCTTCTGCAATATTCTTGTATACAAGGCTATCACCGAGTTCAAGAGATTCCTCTGTAACATCTTTTCCTGTTCTTTCTTTAATCTTTGCAATGCAGTCTTTAATGACTGATACAGTTTTAAGGCCCAATACGTCAATCTTAATTAGACCGACTGCTTCAGCGTCTTCCATGTCAAATGCTGTAACGACAGATCGTACACCAGCATTAACATCTTTTCTAGATTCTACTGGGCACACATCAGTCAGCGGAATTGATGACACAACCATCCCAGCAGCATGAATGCCAGCATTGCGAATACGACCTTCTAATCTCTTTGACAAGTTTGCAACATCGGGATACTTCTTACAGAAGATCTTTCCTTTATCTGATGTTTCAAGTTCTTCAAGTGTCTCAAAGTATGGAGTGATTGCGTTAATCTCTTGGAATGGAACTTGATAAACTCTGGACACATCTTTAACAGCAGACTTAGGCTTGTATGTTCCATAAGTTGTAATAGCAGCTACCTTGTCATGTCCCCATCTATCACGAAGATAGTTTCTAACCTCACCTCTACGCTTGTCTTCAAAGTCTAAGTCAATGTCAGGGTAGTCATTACGGTCAGGGTTAATAAATCGGGCAAAGAGGAGGCTGTACTTAATAGGGTCAACCTTAGAAATATCTAAAAGATAGGCCAAGATACTTCCTCCGACAGAACCACGACCAGTACCACGACCAATGTTATTTTGGTCAGCCCATTTAACCAAGTCCCAAACGATTAAGAAGTAATCAGAAAACCCAAGTTGCTTAATGATTGAAAGTTCTTCTTCTAATCTTGCCTTGTACTCTTCACCAAGCCCTCTGCTTTGTAATTCAAATTCAGTAATCTCACGAAGGTAATCGTCAGAGTTAAATAACTTAGAATACTTTGGAAGAAGATTCTTTCTCTTCTCAACTCTTGCTGAACACTTCTCTGCTACTTCAATTGTATTCTCCAAGAAAGATACATTTGAATATCCGGCATCCTGAAACCAACTGTAAACAGTATCGGCATCTGCGACATATGGATTAATCTCGTCAAATCGCAATGAGCGATTTGGATACATCTTATTAATCTTGTCCACAACAGACGCGCTAGGGTCGTTAATGATTGCGCTATTTTCTTTAGCCAATCTTTCCTCTGCTGCACCCATACTTGGGTACTGAGAAACCATTAGAAGGACTTCTTCACAGCCTCTATCTTCATGTGTTGGGAAATGGCAATCAGCAGTAGCAACAACCTTTTTCCCAAAATGTTCAGCAAGATTAATTAAACCATCATTGATGTGCTTAGGATTCCAAGCTTGTATCTCAAAGTAAAAATCATCCTTAAAGATTTTAATAAAACGCTCTGATAACTGCTCTGCTCTTGCATAATTCTTATTGTCAATAGCCTTTGAAATAGCACTACCCATGCATCCTGACAATGCAACAATGTCATCATCTACAAGACTCTCAAGAAGATCAAAGTCCATTCTTGGCTTGTAGTAGAAGTTATCTGTCCAGCCAGTTCTTGAAGCCTTGAATAACTTCTGAAGGCCTTCATTATTCTTAGCCAAAAGAATAAGGTGATATCTCTCATGCTTACCGTCACCGTCTGAATTAACAGATGGGACAAAGTATGCTTCAATGCCAAATACAGGTTTTACATTTTGCTTATCGCAAGCATCTTGAAACTTTAAAACACCGCCCATTGTTCCATGATCGGTGATAGCAGTTGCGTACTGCCCATTACGGCTAGATGTTCTAGCAATCTCCTCTGGAGTAGACATTCCATCGAGCAATGAATACTCTGAATGGCAATGTAAATGTACGAAATCAGTCATCTATCTTCAATTCTAATAGGCTTCCAATTGTTGGAAGCTCTTCCCAATATGGCTCATTGTACCATGCTCTTCTAAGATAAGCGTTCACGCCTTCATCTAATAAAGTTTTTACTTCATTAGGGTTATCTTCAACCATAAACAATGGATTGATTTCTTTAATCACATGATGTTTTTCACCCATCTTGCAGAAAATTGGAATCATTGTATTAATCTTCCATTCATCAAGCCATTGTTGAGTGACACTCATAGAGGCTTCTGCTCTTCTTGCAGTGACGATATAAACATCGTATCCTCTGCTAAACCAGTCGTTAACTTGATGCCAAGCATCTTCAAAAGGCTTAAGGTTTTTCCAGAAAACACTTGTGCCCATCATCTCATTTGATAATTCACAATCATGATGTGTTGTTAACCATTTTGTATAGTCATAGTCATTCTTCGCAAAACCGTATTGATTGACTAAAGACTCTTCTATCGCACCACCAATGTCTGCGATTACACCATCTAAATCTAATGCTATATTTTTTGTCATATAAATAAGGAACAGGGGAGGCTTTTACCCCTCCCCTGCATCACTTTCTGTTATTTACCACTCGTCTTTTGAAATTTCACCAGTGGTGAAAAAACGCTCTTGCTTATCGTATGGCAATGTCAAATATACATTGTCAAGATCATGCATCGGCAATTCTGCAATATCCTTTGGTGTTTCTGAAACACTCAATGGAATAAGGCTATAGTTGGTATCTGAAGCACCCGAACCTGTACGAGAATACTTGTACTCTCTATCGGTAATGCTACCAAATTCCTTTGCGTATTCAATCAAGATTGCACCAATATGGCGCTGATTAAATGTTGTGTCAATAATGCGTGGTTCCCAAACTCCCGGCTCAACCTCAACTGCAACATTGATGACTAAGTGAGTCTTAGGCTTCCAAGCCTTATCCTTGTAAACTTGCTCTGAACCCCAGCAACGGAATCCGAACTTCTCAATTCCGGAAGTTGAAGCTGCTCGCCACTTCCAGTTAATTGGGGATGTAATAACGGGAACCATAATGCCTGTTCCGAACTTCTCATCGTAGTTCTTAGCATCTTCGGTAAGTTCCTGACGGAAGCGAACCTTAATGGATTCTCCTGATTGGATAGTTAGGTACTTCTTAGTACCAGTCTTGTTTGCTCCTTGTGCTGGTGCAACTGACTTTTCTAACTCTGATAGTGTTTTTACTGATTTAAACATTGTTTATACCTTCCTTATATATGTATTTTTTTGTTTGTTAATGTATTTATTATTTCTTCTTGTGTCATCTCTCCTGCATCCTTTTTGTCCGCAGGCAATTCCACTGTGTAGAGTTCTTTACCACTACACGCATTGAGTATATCATGTTTCATCTGCTCACCAGCAGCATCATTGTCAGAAAATATAGTGATTGAATCAAAGTATCTTCTCATCAATTTATATTGGTATTCCGACACTCTTGAGCCAAGTGTAGCAACGACATTGGGGAATCCAGCCTGATGAATGAACATCGCATCAATACTGCCTTCCACAATTATGCATGAGTTATACGATTTAGCATTCTGAATATTAAATAATACATCGGCTCTTTTAAAGCCTTTGTTGTATAAGTATCTTGGCTCTTGTTCGCTTTTTACTGCACGACCAATAAAGCCAACTAACTTATATTGTGCATCCCTAACGGGAATAACAACTCTTTCTTTTGGCATTGAATAACCAACTTCAAATGTCTCCAAGGTTTCGTATTCTAGGCCTCTCTCGGAAAGTGTTATCAGATTAGATAACATGTCCTGATTGTCATAGTCTATTTCAACATCGGAAATATTCAGTTGGTCTTTCTCCCCCTCTTCATAGTTCAGATCTCTGTCAATAGTATTCTGAAGAGCTTGATGGTCGAGCTTTATATCCTTTGTAAACGGCTTACCAGTAACTTGCTTATAGAGTTGTCTAAAGTTACCTTTCTTACCGCATGAGGGGTTAAAGCATTGCCATAAGCCAGTCTTAATATTAATGTAGAAAGCCGGACTATGAAGATTCTTATGGAAGGGGCAAAAGATGTTTACTTCATTCATACCCTCTGAATGGATATGAATGTTGTAGTTATCAAATAACTCCCTAATATTTCGTTCAATATTACTTGATGAAGTATAGTTTGAATTTGAAAATGTTTGATTGCGCATCGTAGTCTGTTGTTAAATTAGTCTTGGTAAAGTTTCCGTGTACTTGCTTCCACTCATCCTCTATCCACTTTCTTAATCTTACAATTGTCTCAATGTCCTGTGCTTCGCCAGCGACAAACTTCTTAGGCATTATAGCTCCCATTCTTCATTCCACTTTCCTGTTTCAAGGTTCCATCTTAGATAGAAACCAAAATGTGTTGATCTTCTTACTTTTCTTGATACTACTTGGAATACATCTGAATTGTATTCACGGTGAATTGCTAACACTAAGTCAGCGTCATAAGCCAATTGCTTACTCCATGCAACTTCTTCAAGTTCAGGCGGTCTTTCCGCATGACCTTCATTCATTGTTACTGCTGCTACGTCAATGATTGGAATACCATTCTTAACAGCAATACGCTTGAATGCTTTAGACAAGTTCTTGGCTTTTTCTGTTTCAGTTTTTGCACCACTTGCATCGTCAAACAAGCCATGATAGTCAAGGATTACCATGTCAGGGCGATACTGGTCAATCTTTGCTTGAACCATATTCTGGTCAGCAGTCTCAAGACCTTCTGAAGTAACCAAATAAATTGGATGCTTACCTTCAAATGTCTTCTCAGCCCATTTCTCATATCCGTCAACGATTCCTCGGTTAGCCTTAACAAGATCGGTATTTGTAAAGTGACCTTCTCCATTGTTTAACAATGTATCAAGTCGCTGTCCTTCTTGCTGTTTATTCATTTCCAATGAAATGATAAGCGGTCTATAGCCAGCCCTCCACGCATTAGCAGCGAATAAGCGAGCAATAAAACTTTTACCAACACCTGTCCATCCTAAAAGGATAACAAAGTCTCCCGGTTGCCAACCACCAAATGATTTATCAAGGACACTAATGCCACTTGGAATACCAGGGATATCCCTAGCCTCCTGCATTGATCTCTCACGCAAATCTCCAGCTCTGTCTTTCCATTCACCTACTAAGTCAGTATCTTTTAGACTGCTGGAGAATTTATAGAGTTGCGATGTTGATTGCATTAGATATGCCATCGCTTCTTTTGGCCCCATATCTTTAAGCATGTTATTAGCTTTAGAGATAATTTGCCGTGTCTGATAAGAAAGTGATTCTTTCTTAGCCTCAATCAAGTAATAAGAAAGAGGTTCAGGGGTATTGATAAATTCAAAGTCAGGATAATGGTGTTTTACAGTATCCTTAGATGGAGTCTTTTTATGTTCATCATAGTGCTGAATAATAAAGTTCCAAATATCACGGTATTCAATGAAGACATTTTCAATGCCATCATTTACAGCCTCTACATAATTGCCAGAATTAAGCAACGAGTTAATAACTCTTAACTCATAATTCATCTGTCATTCTCTTTCTTGTTTCATCTAATATCTCTTTAAAGCGCATATCAGATTTGTTATTAAATTGGACTCTATCAATATATGTTTTTGATTCAATTGCAAAATCAAACACTAAAACAGGGCCGGTTCTTGCCTTGACAAAAGATTCAACTGCCTTAAACAAAAGGTCTGATTCATAGAATTCAGATATTGCTTTTGCAACTGGTTCTTGTCGTGGAGAATCCGGAATGAATAGTTTATTGTATTTTTTGCAACAATCCTGGAAATATAGAATCGTCTGTTCTCCAGTTGCTTTCATCTTCTTCTGTTACTTTCTTCCAAGAGTGTAGCAGGTAATCATACTCTGATATACCTGCTACCACTCCAATAAATGAATCATTCTTGAATGCCATTATCAGGCATTCTTTTCTTACATTGCATTTTGCACACCCTTTTTTTGCATAATCAATATCATCAAGGTTGTATGAAACCCATTTTGATGAATTGGTATCAGATGCACAAACTGCTTCGTCTTTCCAATTACTTAGAAGTTCCATCATCCAGTTCTTTTAGTTTCGCTTCGATCTGCATATCAATTGCATCCCAAAGCTTCTTCCAAGCACTTTCATCTTCCAATGATACTGCCATTGTCTTTGCTCCTGCATCGAGTCTCAGCGATTCATAATTGCCGAGGTTCTTGGTAATACCAAGGGATGCCCAAATTTCAACTTTATCTTCTGCCATAATTACCTCAGAATTTTAATTTTACTTTCTCTTGAATTGATTTAATTTTTGAGTTTAAATCAATGTTGTTTTTTTGTACTGGTCTACCGGGGGTTCTATCATTGAAGAATTCAATCATCTCATAAATGTCCGATTCTTCATAGTATCGCCAACTTTGGTAACTTTGATACTTCTCACCAAATTTATTTGGTGATGGTATCAAATTCTTTTTCTCATACTTTCTTAGAGTATCAGATCTTTTTTCTACAATCTTGGCGACCTCTCCGACAGTATACAAGCGAATGAGTAATATTTCGCACTGCTCGTATGGTATCAGGATTGCTTCGCCATTATCAATCCGCTCAGCAAAAATCTTATTTGATGATTTACTGATTTTCTTTATCTTGACGATTGTATCTGAATATTTATAAAACTTATTCAGAACTGGTTTTTTTGTTATCATTAATAACCACCTTTTCTTGCTTTAGCTTTTCTAAAAACTTATTGAGCTTATCAAGTTCAATATCTTTTGAATGACTACATACAACACATGTAATGTCTACATAATAAGAGCCATGTGCATAATACGGAGACCCAATAAACTTAGGTCCACCACATGTAGCGCACTTAAGCCTTAAAGTTTTCATATCAATCTAGCCAACAAGTATATTCAGCAGTGACAATTCCCCTCTCAGGATGAACAAACATCAGCGGTTGCGATGCCTTACCGACAGCAGCAAGACTTTCCATTGCGTATGTATTTGTAGACTCAGGGCTTCCTGAGATACGGCATTGCACACTGTTGAATGTCATCTTAGTAGGGGTATGGAAATGACCAAAATAAACATCATCAAAGTCTTCTTCAATAGCTCCGACCTTCCATCCATAAACTTTCTTCTGGAATGAGTAGAGAGCCGAGAGGCTCCCAAACTGATCTCCATGAATCAGCAATGACTTATAGTTACCAATTGTGTCAATTGCATACCAGTTTCTTTCTCCACGACCATCGGGGATTACAAACTTAATACGCTTTTCATTTTCAAACATCAACTGGACAATGCGATAAAGCATTCTGTCACCATTTGTTTCTGGATCGTGATCTCGTCTTGCTCTACCGCCGATTGAACCATGATTACCAATTACACCTACGAATGTAACTGTCTCAAAATGCTCAAGCATCTTCGTTAAGAAGTTCTTAATAATTCTTGGCCCATCAACAGTAATCTGGCGATACAAGCCTCCATCAACTAAGAAGCTCTGACCAGGAAAGATTAACTCACCCTCAACAATGTCTCCTAAAGCCCATACATGCAAGTGCCGTACAGGATGCTCTGCTCTTTGAATTTCAGTCAAGCGAATAACACTATCTGCATACTGCTCAATACGCCTTTCACAAATCTCGGAGTTGTAAGTAGGTGTAACCTTTGCTAACTGCCAGTCTGCAATAACAGCGACAGCAACCTCTTCTGAGTGCTTTCTCTTATCCTTAAACGGGGCAGGGATGCGGGTAATCTTATTATCCTTAATATCCTCTTTCACCGCGCGATAAACAGCATCAGCAATTGCATCCTGCTTTGTCTTAATCTTTTCATACTCCTGCAATAGCTTTGCATATGAAACTTTTAATTCAGATTCAGTTGTCGGGGCTTTCCCTATAACCGGATTTACGGGGATTTCTACAAGCCCATTTTCTTTTCTAAACTTGCACAAGCCAAGAGAATCAATTGATTTTCTACAACTTGCATCTGCATATTTTTGGTTTTTTGTATTTGGCTCAAAGGTCTGATTACAGCCTTCTGCTTCACATTCTTTCATTCGGACTCCTTTACAGTCACGAATATAATACCATAGGATATTTAGATGTTAGGTCTTTTAAGCCTGTTTTCTATGGGTTTATTTTGAGCGTGATTACGCTTTCGTGTATGAGGTTTTGTATTCTTAACAACTTCTCTCATTTTCTCTTTTCGCGCAGCAGAGGCTCTATGTCCTTCTTTATGAACTGCACTATGCTCTGAGTGTGTGCATAGAAAAAGGTTATCTAATCTATTATCAACTTTAATTTCATTGATATGATGAACTGTTTCCCAAGGTTCTAGATAGCGGCCTAAGTACTCTTCCATAACAAGACGATGCTCATAAGCATATCCACGAATATTTTTAGGATGATCGGTCTTTAAGACTCGTACATAACCTTTATCATCAATGTATTTACCACCGTTATAGTTTGCACTATCTTCACCAGATGGCATTTCATCGGACCATTTTACATCATTTCTTTGAGATGCAAGCCCTCTACTCATTTTAAGCGATTCCGCCAGCATCCTCTATATAAAATTGCAAAGCGCCAGATGAGGCAAGAACTGTCCAGTTTGAAGCATTGTTTGGACCACTTGCACCGCCTTGAGTTCTCTGGATTTCAACAAAATAACTTTGGTTTTCTAAAGACTGATTTGCAATAATATATTCGTAAGTACCCGCACCAAAAGCAATATCGCCTCGCACAGCAAGATTGTTTGCAATCGTAAGGCTATTAGCAACCGTTGTCGCTGTGTTTAAAAATGTAGCTACGCCAGAGTTTAAAACAAAAGCAGCAATAATGTCACCACTACCTGCAGTATTACCTTTTCTAAATCTTAGATAGTAAGTACTATCTTCACCACCCGGATCATCTTGTGAAATTCCAGGAAAGTTTAAAACCATTCTATAATATCTAGAGCTTTGTATTGTTACTCTATTATCGTAAGCAACATTACCAATAGTTTCTTGGGTTAATGCAATAATCTTTGTGTTTGCAAATTGAGCGTTTGATGTGTTAGTTACGTTATTAGCAATAGTAGCGAGTTTTAAAATACCTCTTGGCTTGTCGTCATTGACAATCTTAACTTGGTCAATATTAATTGACATCTGGTTAAGACGAACACTTGTAATTGGGGTTGTGTCTGCCCATGAGACAATTGAGTAGTTAGTATAATCAGCCATATCTTTCTATTATACACCCTCAAGGGCTTGTATCCTAGCCTCTAGTTGCTCTACTTTATCCAAAAGTTCTTTGATTGCCGATGCAAAAACTGGAGTAAAAGAGTTGTAGAACACTTTCCAAGGCTTTATCAAATCCCCATTATCGTCTACCTCATCCGTTCCTTTAGAGACCGCAGATGGATACACATCAAAAAGTTCTTGAGCAATAAAACCGTCTTCATATTCTCCAAAAGGAGCAGTTTTCATTCGATAGTTAACAGGGCGTATATTTCTTACAATATCCAAACCGCCAATAAAGTTCGTAATCTCTTCTTTCATCCTTAAATCCGAAGACCAGCTAAAGTCAACTTTGGTCGTTGACTTATACTCAAGAGCTGTTATTTCGGTGGTTGAGCCAGTGCGAAAACTAATAAAGTTAGCTCCGGCTACATAGTTTCTGCTTAAAATTAATGGAGTATTGCCATCTGTTGGCTCAATTTTTACTCCAATACTTCTAGCATCAAAATGACTAATAACGCTCAGAACTGAGCCTTGTATTGTATCTGATTTAACTAAACCTTTAAAAAGTTGTGTACCTCCAGTAGTCCCGTCTGAATCCTTAATTCTTACACCTGCTACTCCAACCGCTTTTATATATCCATCAGAAGTTATTTCAAGCCCATTTGAACCATCAGTTACGCTGAATGTTGAACCAGATATTGTTGAGCCAGATATTGTTGAGGCAAATATCGAGCCAGTTATTGTTAGCGAATTTGAAGATGGATCCCAATACAACTTATTCTCTAAGGAGAAGTATCCACCACTATCTAGATAAAATGGAGTATTGGCATTAGCCCATGAACCAGCACCAGCATATATCCCACTTCCCCATATAGTAATTCCTCCAATGCTCCCTCCTGTTATTGGATCACCATTGTCGAATGTTCCTGGACTTGATCCATCAGGAAACTGCAGTGCTCCTTTAATAGTCAGAACGCTACCGTTCCATGTAAAATTAGAACCTAAAGAAAAGAAGCCCCCCGTATTAGCAAAAATTTGAGTATTTGATGCTGCATAAAAACCAGCACCCGCAATCAAGTTGCCTCTTATAAAAACATTATTAAACTCAGCTTCTCCAGCATGAGTAATAGCCCAGCCAGTATTGCCACGCGCTGAAATATTTCCTTCTGTATTAACAGTCCCATTGTAATTTTTGCTTTTAATAACATTGTTAACAAGTATGATGTTTGAAGCAAGCTCTCCAGAAGTAATTGTTCCAGATGCAATTTCCCTAGCGGTGATTGTGTTAGCCTGAACTGCAATACCTCTTGGGTTAAGAACCCTATTCTCAACAGTGCTAATAATAAAACTTTCTAAGTTTTTAACATTCGTATCTTCAAACCTTCTTCTTGGAGTTCCAACAGGTGCGACTGGAAATACTGGAAAGTCAAATATAGAGTATTTTGTATAATCAATTAAACTAGAGGTAAGACCATCGTGTTTATGTCCGTTGTCTCTTTTAAATATAACTTGATTTTCATTTATATTAATTTTTTTATCAGTTGTCATTATACTACCTTCCTTAAAGTAAGAGATTGAGAGATTGATTCACCATAGGAAAACTCTTGAGAAATAACCCAGTAATCTTGATTGGATATATCGAATGCATCAAGAGATGCAATCCTAATTCTATCACCTAATTGAATTTTTGGCACACACATTGTATTAATTGTCATAATGGGAACCGGGTCGCTAACTTTATCAATAATAAACTTAGCTATTTTTTGTGCATGGTCTACTGAAGTTATGTAGGGGCTTTCAATTGTTAATTCTTTTAATCCATATTTTCTAATATTTTCAGAAAGAGATTCTTTCTTTTCGGTGACTTGCGCTGTGTTTTCAACAGATATTACAGGTATGCCATAGATGGCAAATCCAGAAACAATATTTGATCTAGGGTCTTCGCCTTGAAGATACACATGCGTATCATATGCAACATTTGCAGAAGCAGATACAATTACTCTTGCGGTATATGGGTTGCTTTCAAATTTTAGAATGTCAATAGTATTAGGCTCGTCATCAATTATTCCGGTTGCAATTGGGGATAAAACTGTAACAGCTGGCTTTTTATCATATGTAACTTCATAATATCTAGCCTCTCTAATCTTTGTATCAATGGGAACTTCGTTAAGAATAGGAGTTCCAAACTTACCTCTTTCTACATCCAAAAAGAAGTTATCCGATTTTGAACCATATCTGACAATCTCAGTTTGATTACCCTTAGTAAAGGCAAGAAAACCAACATTAGCAAACACAGGTTCGTTAGTTGTTGATACCCTAATACCCGCAGTATCAGTTAAAATTTCAGTCTGCAGTTTAACAACACCTAAAGAAACACCATCATCAACAGTCCACAAAGTTTCTGGCTGATCTGAAAGCTTTGATACGCTCGATATTTTTACAACAACTTTATTAGTCTGTATTTGAACATCCAAACTTGAATCTATTATGTTTGTAGTATCGCTAAAGTCATATTGCTTTATAGCATGCTGATTAATTGATGGTTCAAAAAAGCGGTTGTAGTGTTCATATCGGCCATAACCCTCTTCATCAATATAGAATCTCCCAAGGTCTGCAAGAGTGATTTCATCAATAGCCCCTCTTAAGTGCTCTTGCTCAGAGTACAGGTATGGAAAGACTGCGACATACTCAACCTGAGATGAGATGTACCTGTCCAAAATTTCTTCTGGGGTAAGGCATCTTTTATAAATAGCGTATTCGTCAATAATAAATTGCCTTGCAATGGCAGGGGCAACCTCTTGTGTTGAGAATCTTGCGCCCCTACCTCCGATTGTTGTATCAAATATATTTGTAACAATCGTGCCATTAATAACATCTGTATCTTTTAATTCACCATTAACATAGTAAGATAATGTTTTTGTTGCAACTTTATAGGTTACAGCAATATGATAAAACTCGGATTGCAAAAGTTCTGTATTATCCGAAACAAATGATGTAGTTGTAGTAGGGCCAGTTGTTTTAATTTTAAATCCATGACTTGATACATTGTTATAATAAAACTCAAAGCCGTTTGTCGGGTTAGAGTTAGCCCAAGATGATAAATACTCGCCATCTCCAATGTCAAAATGACCATCATTAAATTTTGCAAGAAGTTCTATCGTAAAATCTTCTTCTTTTATTGCAATAGATGTGTGTGTAGGTATTCTAATGTAGCCATCGTCAATAAGAAGAATTCCTTTATCAGAATTATCAGAATCTATTCTTTGAGAATAACTTAATTGTGCATTGCTATGAATAAAACCATCATTTTGATTATGGACTTCTGAGATATCATAGAGAGAGTACGAGGTAGGGACAGTGCCTGTTAAGTTTCTTGAACCTAAACCATCTCTTGCGACAACGGATCTAACTTGACTTGCAGGGATAAGAGCCTTTGTTGCTCCAATGAGGGAATGAAGGCTCATTGAAAAATTAGCATTTCCAGAACCATGAAAAAATTCAATTCTTATGCGGTAAGGATTTCCAGCGATTAATGAAATAGGGTTTGAGGCAAGAGAAATAGATGTATTTTCTTCACTTGAGCTGGCTAACAAAAGGTCGTCAAGGTACAGACGACCTCCCCCATTTAAGATATCAACAATAAGGTTTTGAGACCCAGTTGTTGTAGGGAAATAGTATCCATCAATAACGCCATTAAAATATTTTGCATAGGTAGCAGAATTAATAATGCTTACAAAAGTATAATTAGTTAAATTCAAAGCATTAAGTGATGGTTCCCCTGTCTCACGGGGTAATGAAATATCAGGAGAATTTACTGTAAGGTCTGGAGCTGCGTAAGCGTTGATGCCTTTAATTCTTTCTTCTACTGATAGATTCTTTTCTAAGGCATCGGCTTTAATGGTTTTATATGTTAATTCTTTTCCTTCTCTCATACCCCAAAAACGGCATCTTAACCCTGGGGCAAGTGTTGTCAGATTTCCATTTTTATCAATTGAATCTTCACTAAATGAATATCTTGCAACTCCTCCGAGTTGAGATATCCCTCTGCTATAAGGAAGAACTTGTTTAAAATCCCCCTTGGGGAAGTTTCTTCTTGAAAGAAGGTTGTTAACAGCCTCGCTTACAGTCTTTCCTTCCAGTAAGAATCCATTTGTAAGTTTTTTTTCGGTTAAATACTTTGACCAATCACTTGCAGAAACAGATACTGTCATGTCAGAACTAGATGATGACCATTCATCAACGTAAAATTCCCCCATGCTGACATACTCGTATGGGTCAAATGTAACAACTGAGCCAGCAATGTGAGTTTCTGCATCCGTTTGACCAACTCCTCTTTCAGATACACTAACTGTGTTTGTTGATGTAACGGCATTGCAAAGAATAACTTCTCTATTTTCTTTATTTGGATTAATTGTAACAATAAAATTATTATTAACCCCTCCTGCGGGGAATATGTCAGAATTGTCAACTGTGAAAGATGATGCTGAATTACTCATATTAGATCTTAAAACGGTGTTAGAAATTACATCATTTGTTTTCTTAATTCGCCATCCAGTTGAAACATTTATTTTTAAATCTTTTTTCATGTATTTTCCATACAATGAAGAGTTATTAAAGATATTCCAATCTTTCCCTGTGTTATCTAACTTCAAAGTAAGCTTAGGACTTGAAGAACCGCCGATTGGGAGGTTGCTTTCATGAATGTCTCTTGCTCTTGAGATGCTGTAGTCAATTACATGGTCTGTAATATCGACTTCATATATTGGGGAAATTTCATGAATTCTTGCATAGTCTAATCCATTCTTCGTAGAGAGAATAGTTATTTCAATTCTTTTTGCTAAAAATGAAGATGCTATAGCATTATTACTATTTAAATAAACTTCTTTATAATACTCATCATCATTTAAGGTAAATGTCTTATCCAAGATGTCGACCAATGAAGAGTTCTTTACTTTAACTCTAAAACTTTTAACTTGGCCATAGTATTCAGATGTTGTAATTTTAATCTTATTAACTTTTCTTTCTTCAAAAGCAAAAGTAATAACTGGCGATGAGGCAAATACGCCATTAGCAGCGCTTCTTGTTTTAGACCACCACCCAAACTCATAATCGCCATCAAGTTTGCTATCTGTATCAACACTTGTTGGCATACAATGCCAAGTACCATCAGCCGTAATAATCTTGCCATTTTTAGCAAGAGCATCTGTTACGGCCCATGTAAAAGATTCTCTTTCGTAGCCATTAATCATCTGCTCTTCTGTGCAGTAATAACCAATTGAGCCTTCTGATTTTACAATGTGAGCATCGGTATTGGTAATATTTGCATTCCCCGTCAGGGCATTTTCCAAGGTGATATGTCTGCTATCCAACAAGTCAATTGTAATTTTTGGCTTAACATTCTGAGCTGTTGCTTCAATAGCATTATTGAAATAATTTGATAAATTTGCTCCATATGTATTTTTTGTTAACATTACACCTCTTCCAAAGTTAAATTACAGTCATACAAGTATACACCGTTATTAACATACCTTCTAACAAGTGTCTCTGAATACCCCCTGACAAAGACTGTGTAAGAGGTCTCAGTGTACGCTGTAAGACCATTCTCGTCTTGATTAAGGACTTTTAAAACATGTGCGTCTGGATCTTCGGCTATTGAGTTTAGAAAATCCCTGCCGTGTCTGAGGTCAACTGTGTCCTCCATTGAGTTAGGAAGCATTGACCAAGAAAGATTAAATGTTCTTCTTCCAGAACTTGTAGCTCTTTTATAGTATCTATTACTTCTATTATCCCAATTTTTATTTTCAATAAATAATGGAGACAATGAAGAATCAAAAACTCTATTGTGATTAGTCAATGGTTTGTTGTCTAAAGTAAATAATGTTCTTATTGATGTATCATCAATATAAGATGGAGAGAGTCTAATAGGGGGTTTTACAATTGACTTAACTATTATTGGCAACTGCGCTTCTAGAGTTGAAATTGTTTTAGTTCTAAAGTCTGCAGAGATGGAAATTGAAGCAACTGATTTTAGTAAGGTAAGTTTTACAGCACTTGTTGTCGAAGTAGAGACAATATGAGCCTCTGATACGAATCTAGTCACCTTTTGGCATGAGGCCGATGCCGATGTCTCTATACCAACCGTAGAAGATGCTGTTGCTATTTTCTGAGTTGTCCCGGTAAGTTCAGATTGGATATGAACAATTGATAAAACATTTAAAATTTCTAATGGAGTTGTTTCTTTTATTACTTCAATTTCAATATCTGATTGAATTTCAACAATCTTTCTTAGGAAGGGTGTATCAAAAGATGACTTTATTGCAATTGATGAAGATACACATGCAACACGGACAGCAGATGATTCAACTTGGGAATTTACCTGAATGAATGTTTCGACCTTGACTCCTCCAATGTAGAAGTCAATATCATTAACTTTAGGGCTTATCTCATAATATTCATCAGCCATTATTGTTCACCCAATTCAATAGATACATCATAATAAGAGCATGCAGATTTTATATCTCTTCTTACTAGTTTTTCATTATAGGAATTAACAAAGCAAGTGTATGTTTTGAAGTCTTCTGCGGGAGATATCTTTATTGAAACCGTTACTGTTCCTCTTGTATTCGCAAGGGATGATAGATAGTCTCGACCTCTTCTCCCATCAACCGTATTGTCAGTATTATTTGGAAGATATGTAAAATCTAAACTAAATGTTCTTTTATTCTTTCTAATGTATCTTCTAATTTTTCCTCTTGAAAGTTCAACATCAGATCCGGCCTGCTCAACGGATGAGTTAAACTTGCGATTATGCTCTGTAATCTCTTGTCCATTAATTGATAATAGATGGATTAGACCTGTCTGCTGGTTTTGAATTGGTGCCATTATAAGCCTCTATTAATTCCGCTATAGGTTGAGATTGTTGTATTATTCAATCCCGCTGCTTTTTGATTTTGCGGAGCAACAGTAACATTATAGTCTTTCATCATTGACTCAAACCACTGCTTTTCACCAATAAAGTTCTCAACATAGATATGGGTTGTTGATGTGGAAGTAGATTGACCATTGACTGGGCCAGAATAAGATGGAGATTTAGGAGTATTAAATCTCATATTATTTAAAGCTTGCAAAGCAGCAATGCCAACATTCTTCACTGCTGAGGAATTAACTACATACTCTCCACCGTGAAGCATTGCAGGAACGCCTTGTGAGCCAAATCCTGGAATCATTCCTCCATTGGCTCTGCTGATTAAACCACCGTTGAACCAGCCATGAGCACTTCCAGAAATTGCTCCTGGGTCATCAGGAACTTGAAGACCAAAATGTTCAAGAATGTTTTTTCTTCTTGCCATAAGAATGTCAAAATACTTTTGAGCAAGTGCCTGATCGGGGATTGAGGCCTGAATCATTTTCATTAGAAGGTTGCTAAAACTGCTTGACATAGCAGTATCAGATGTAATACCCGATGGGAGAAGTTGTAATCTTCTTGCAGCGTCTTGCAACTGGACAAAAGTCATATCCCCAAATATCTTACCAGCATTTTGAAATGACTTGTGAGCATCAGTTGGTTTTACCATCTGCGTTAATTCTTCTACTTCCTCACCAAACTTTATGCCAGGTATGGCATCTTTAAGCCCGCCTGTTCCTCTATAAAACATTGATGCACCAGGGTCTATTCGGATAGGATTGCCTAAAGCATCAAGCATGAGATTGTCCATATTATAGCCAATTGCATCATAATTACCCAGCCAAGCATCAATTGCAAAACCCTCTTTAATTCTCGGTAGTCTGATTGCTAAATCATCAAATTCACCTATTGGTTTTAAATCTTCTATAATTTGAGATATTAAATAAGGGGTATTTGTTGATGAATCAAATACGGCTCTCTGTTGACCAGATGCAACACCAAAAGACTCATACAGCCTGGCAGCCAACTCTTCGTTCCATGAATGAGCAACGCTTTTAGCTTCTTTAATATAATACTTAATTCCCGCAGGATCTCTCCATATCCCCGCACGGTTAGAACCTAGCTGTTCTCCTACTCTTGTTAAATTATCAAAATTAAAATTAGTGGGGCTTATTGAGAAACCAGCCCTAGTACTGAAAAGAGAAGCGCCAGAAGGCGCAGAGATTGGTTTTCTAATGTTTTCTAAGAAGTTAAAACCAGGAAATAATAATTCTGTTTCATGCAGGAATTTAGGGTCAACATAGGCAGGAGTTCCTTTAGGTACAGTTATGTTAAACAAAGCCCCTCTTGTTTGATCAGGTGTTCCTCTGGAGAAGAAGCCTAAAGCGCCTGCAGGGGATGACGATGTTCGCAAAGGGGTTTGATGGGGTAGCATTTCACCAATTTTTGGGTCTACATCCACTAATCTACTTAATGTAGCTTTTAGCCCTCCCGTATTCATAATATTCATTCCTCTAACAAATTCAAGATCTTTTTCAGTTTTTACACCAAAAATCTCAATTGCTTTAGCCAAGTCAAAGTTGTCAGCAAAATTAATGCGAGGTCCAAGGCGAACATTGCCAGCTATAGATGCATTAACAAATTCTTTTAATATTGGGAAAGCTTTTTGCAAATCAGTAACTTCACTTCTGCCCGAAATTTGGGCGAGTAAATCTTGATAATACTTAGTGCCCGATTGATACGTCATTGGTGAATTTAATAATGAATTCATATAGCTTAAATAAATTTTAAAATCATCTCTATGTGTTCCACCTGCAATTTTAGTTAATTCAGATTCATCCATCTTAGGCACTATATTTTTCATAAAATCTTCAAAACTTAAATCACCTTGTTTAAACATACCTCGTTTAAAACCACCAGTTCTTCCCTGTGCAGATTTTGCAATATTTCCCGTAATCTTAGCTCTAAGCTTGTTTGTCATATAAGTCTTATAAGCCAACGCATCTTCTGGAGATCTTGATGCATTAGCGGCAAGTTTTGCTTCAAATTCAGCAACTCGTTTTGCATTAAATCGCATAGTTTCTGCAATTTGTGCAGGATTTTCTGGTGATATTCTTTTAATATTTCCAAACATTATGTCTGTTAATTTTGTGAGTTCAGGCATATCCATTGTTGGGAATCTTTGAGAGAGGCCATTTAGAATGCTATTTTTCATTATGTCGTCATATTGACCTGTATAGAACATTTCTCTAACGACACTAGATATTCCTTCACTACCCAGAATTGTTGCACTCTTTGGAACTAGGAATTCAAAAAGGCGATCTTTTAATGTTTTAGGTATAGCTTTAGCCTTGGGAGGGAGAGATTTTAACTTATTGCCAATTTTAGGTTTTTTAGAGATTGTATTCTTAAATCTAGTATTAAGATTTTTAAATCGATTTATATTAAGATTTTTAGTTTCTTGTATACGATTCTTTACGGTCTCCCAAGGTGTCTTGCCAGGAATGTCCAACCATCCATCTACGCCAAGCGCTCTTGTAGGAGCCCTTTCGCCAGAAATTTCTTTGAATATATTTGGGTATCGGGAATTTGTGATTCTTTTGTATGGAGTTAAACCTTCAATAGAGCCAAAAGGACCATCATCAAAAAGAGGGTCTGGAAGACTTTGGTTAAGTTGATCCATACTCTTCCTTGGTCCGCCCAAAACTTGATCTTGCCAAGCCGGGAATTTTGTTGCTCCCTTTCTTGCATCGTCAATATCTCTAAGCAAAGACTTAACTTTGGTAATTGTACTACGATTATTTATAAAACTTCTTGTTCCAGATTTAATATTTTTTGGAAGAGACTTGATACTGCGAACAGTGTTAAGAAGTTTTGAGCCTTGAGAAAAATTAGCGTATGGAGAAAATATTGATGTAGGTCCAATTAAAGAACCAGCTGCTTCAAGACCCGACAAGACTCGGCTTCCTCCGCTTGGATTTTCATTGTAAAGATTTGCAGCATCCGCTAGAGGGAAGAATGCACCAGCAATGGGCAAAAACTGAGTTCCAGTTTTTGCCATTGTAGCCCCTGCCCTTACAGAAGGAAGGTCCAACATGCTAGGTCTTGGTCCTACCGTTTCATAGTTTGGATTAGTTGCTCTATTGAGCATAACTGCAGAGCCAGTCATTCCAGAACCGGTTTGTGAACCGTACAGGTTGCTATAAAACTGATTGCTAACCCAGTTCTTAGCAGCAACAAAAGGCTTTGCAACAGCGGATTTTATTTTTCCAAATAAACCTTTCTTCTGTTCTGCCATTTGTTTTTTAGCATTGACTCCAATAACTTGCATATCCCAATCGGAAAGGTAATCAGCCTTTCTAAAATCAGCAGCAGAGGGGGTCTTTGGTTTTTCTGGAGTTTTTGGCTTTGCTATCTTCTTACCGACTGCCTTACCAACTAAACCACCCTTAGCAAAGCCAAGAATATTATCAAGGAAAGAAAACGATTGCACAGGTTCTTGAATAAGTGGAGAATATGCACCAAAGTTATCAAAATTTCTTGCGTTTTTTGGTTCTCTTACTCTATTCCCAAAACCATCAATCCAAACAGGTTTGCTGAAAGGCATCGTAATTTTGTTAAACCCTCTAGGCTTATTTCTAAAATAATTAACATAAGCATCTTTAGATGTTTTAGTATTAAATGCGCCCTTGTCGGAGCCAAAATTTTTAAATGGGTCATAACCAACTTGGTTTATATAACTCATATTCGGATTGAAGTTTTCTGGCAATGGGAATTCTTTTTCTGGAGAGCGGTACTTCTTTAATTTTTCAGGCTTTCCTTTAAATGTAACTCTTTCAAGTTTTAATAAAAGGTCTCTATTAAAAGCATGCTCACCTGTCCCAAGAGGGGGATTGGATATTGTTGCTCCAGCAGGGAAGCCAGGGCTACCAGCAGCAACTTTTCTTATCCAGCCAAAAATTGCAATTCTGTTTTTAACAACCATTTGTTGAAGCTTTGTTGCCAAGTCTGCAGTTTTAGCAAATTCAGAACCACCATAATCAAACCATGTTTTATCAGCGGTTCGCATACCTCCGCCCATCCAGCCATGAGATGTTTCTACGCGACCAAACCAATCTGGTTTTTTGCCCCAGTTTTTTCCTTGGCTCGATTCACCTTTTGCAATTGTGTCCATATAGGCTTCAGTAAAACCGCCATTATTCTGTTGCCAATTCCACTCTGCTTGTGCTGGATCTTCTTTTATTTTTTTATCGGGTGCCTTCTCAGGCGCTTTAGATTTACCACCCGTGACCATCTTTTTCGGTTTCTTAATGGCACCACCCTTTGCAAAAGAATCAATCATTCCACCATTTGCAAAAGGCCTTGGCTTATATGTTCCTTGGTTGATTTGTTGCATCATTCCCCAACCGTACTTGTTAACGGCTGAGTTTCTTACAACATATTCACCACCATGAAGAATTGCTGGTATACCTTGCTGTACTGGGCCTTCTGTTGGGCCGCCCTTTGAGTATGGCAACATACCGCCCATTTCATAAAGCTTATATCCGTCATACCCTTCACTTCTAGAACCGGTGTTATAAGCATTCCTAACCATCGTAAGAATTCTTGAATTCTTCGTTTGCTTTATTGCAGGGTTTTCTGTAAGGAATTTTTTAAACTTATTAGCGGATGAATCGACTGGGGGTTTTGTGAAAATTGTAAATGCGTCTGTAAGATAATCAACTAATAGATTTCTATCAGCATTGCGATAATTAGCAAACATAACGCGAGCCAATTGATTTGGAGTAACTTTACCTTTTTTAAGATTATTAAAACCTGTTTCATTACCGGTTCCTCCCCCAGTGCCAGTTCCACCAGCGCCAGCTCCAGATCCACCAGCGCCAGTTCCACCACCACCGCTACCACCGCTACTGCTAGACCCACCCGCACCAGCAGGGTTTACAATGTCTTGATAGGCTGTATATGTCGTTAGAAGTTTGGAGAAAGCTTCACTATTTGTATCAATAACTGTTGTTAAAGTTTGTGAAAGACCTGTGTATTTTCTTGTTAAGGCATCAATACTTGCGTCAATTGTCTTGCTCCAAATCCCAGTAGGACCAAAAGGATTATTTTCAGTAAGTGTTTTACCAATTGCTGCAAGAGAAGATGTCAAAGGACCAGAAGCATTAACTCCAAGTTGACCTAATGCGCCACCAAAGGATTCTGAAAAAATTGTCCCCATACTGTTAGCAATAGATTTTGCTCCAACAAAACCATTACCACCATCAATTAACTGATTGAGCATTGTGTTGAATTCTTCAGCAGTGGTTGGAGGGAATTGTGTAATCTTCTTTGCAGCCTCTGTAAAGGACTTAATCATTTCATCAAAGTACTTGGAAGCATTTTCTTTTGCTTCCTTGATTGAATCAATCATCACCTTACGGTTTTCTTCAGCAAGTTCCTTTACGCGCTCATCTCTAATTACACCAATACTCTTAGTATCTTCTGTGTCTTGCCTTGCCCCCGCATCGGCAATTGCTCTTGCTTCATCAATTTGCCCAGCATAAACTGCCATCGCATAATTACGTCTAGTATTAAGACGGTTAAGGGCTCTTTGCTCTTCGGCTTCTCTAAGTTTGTTTTGGTATTCTTGCTCTTTTGTAAGTTTTTCTTCAGCCTTTGCAACATCCTCGATTTTCTTAATCTGGGCATCGTAAATTGAAAGAGATGCTTCTTTTTGATCTTTCAATGAATTTGTTATAGAATCAACAACAGCAGTCATTGCATCCTTAATACGGCTTGCAATTTCTTCTTGGACTTCTTTCTTGATGTCTTTTAGCGCTTGAGCTGCTCTCTTTGCTAATTCCTTAGCGCCTTCATCAGCGCCTTCAGATAAACCTTCACCAGTTGCATTGGCAATTTGCTCTTGCATTGGGTCTGTATCAACCTCAACATTATCGTCTTTCTTGCCCTTGCCGCCTAGTGTGACTTTTCCTTTTGAAGCATCAATACCGCCCTTTTTTAAACCACCAAGTTTGTTTTTGATACCCTTAGCAGATTTATCAATAAGGCCATTAACAGCACCTGTTGCTTTATCAACTGTGCTATTGACAACGCTAGTTGCTGAATCGACCATTCCTTTTGCGCCATTTACTACGCTTCTAAATTTATTATTAATACCTTTAAATTTGTCACCAATTCCAAAAGGTAGCATTGATGCGAGTTTTAATACTCCAGTTATTGGCCAAACTAGATATTCAATCATCCCTTTAGCAAGAAGGCCAATAAGGCTAACAACTCCCTTTACAAGACCACCAGCAAGGCTGACTATAACTTTAAATCCAATTGCAAAAGCATTAACAAAAAATTCAGCAGCAAAAGCTACAGCAGCCATTAAGAAAGAGAATGCTTTCTTCCAATTACCTTGGAATAGCGATACAACTGCTCCAACAATGTTTATAATCATATAAAGGTATGGCTTAATGAACTTCTCAACAATCATTTTGAAAACATTAGCTACAAACTTAAAGACTACTGCAATACCAGAGAATGCTTTACCAAGACCTTGGACAGCACCTTCTGAGCCTTTTGCTCCGTTTCCAAAATGAGCAAACAAGTCAATAATAGGGCGGACAAGTTCAAGAACTGCATCTTTAACAGTAGTAAATGCCTCTTTAACAGTTTTAATTCCAGAAGATCCCGCTTTCTTAAAACTGTCTAGATTCTTCATTACAAGCATTACAGCAACGCCGATTGCAAGAATTATAATTCCAATACCAGAAGCGATAAGTGTTAACTTCATTATCTTCAGAGCAGCTGTCCCAAGATTTGTTGATGTTACAAAACCTTTCATCGCAGCAGACATTCTTGCAAAGAATCTTGGCGCTTCAACACCAGCAGCAGCATGCTGCATTCTTAATGCAAGCATTGCATCTTTAGCGCCTTTTACACTCTTCTTGTATCCTTCTATTGGAGCAGTTGCAAGCCCCTTGGCTGTACCGCCAAGTTCTTTTATTCTGTCGGGAGCAGCTTCTCTTGATCTTCCTACTGCTTCTGCGACTTGAGCAGCTCTTCCTTTAATTCCACCTCTGTAGATATCCGATGCTCTGTCAGCAGTAATTTCTCTGCCCTTATACATATTTTGCCCAGTGAATACATCAAGATCTAAATTTTTTCTACTAAGCGTTCTCTTGGCTAATGTTCTCTTTTCAAGAGTCTCTCTAGTATCCTCATAAGCCTGCAGAGCATCTTTCTCTCCAGTGGTCATTCTTCTAAAACGACCACTCGCTCCTCTGATACCGGCCGCTCCTGAAGTAACACCAGATGCCTGCAGAGCGACTGCCTCCTGCACCATGTCGCCTACGGACTTTGAGAATCGACCACCAGGACCTCTACCACCTGTAGTTGGATAACCTTTAGCCAACAAACTCTGTTTGATCATCTCTTCAGTTTTTCTTAGGATCTCTCTTTCATCTGCATCCATTGGCCCCATACGACCACCGGGTCCTCTTACTCCCGCAGCGCCAGACATAACCCCAGTTTTCTGAAGCTTCAAAGCAGATTTCATTTGGGATGTAAAAGAAGGTTTTGCAGCAACAGGTGCGCCAGTAATTGGGTCAATAACTGAAGTGCCAGTAATTGGAGCTAATGACTCTCTAACTGCTTTTTGAGCATTAACTTGTCTAGACAATGCCATTGGAGCAGTACTCTGCTCTTGCAATGCTCCAGTCATTAACCCAATTTTATTTGCAAGTCTGCCGACAGGGCCTTCGCCCGATGCAAGAGTTGCAAGGAATGTAGCAAACTTTCCATTTGTATTAACAACGGTATCGCCAACAACAGTTAATGGCTTAGATAGTCTAAGCATTGCTGATGAACTAGCAACAGCTTCAACTGACAATGTTTTAAGGGATGGCAAAAAGGAGAGAAGAACTTTCGCAACGCTACCCATTGCAAGTCTAAACTGACCGAAGACAAAGATAAGTGGTCCAATTGCAGCAGTTGCCCCAGCAACAAGAAGAGCAACAGTTGATATTAACTGCTTAGTTCTGCTGTCAAGACTAGACCATGCAGTAATCAACTTATTTGAAATATCTGTAATTTTTTCTATTGCAGGTCTTGCCCCTTTGATGATATCAGTAGCAAAAGCTTTAAAGTTGTTTTTAAGAATTGATATTTGTGTGTCAAGAGAACCTAATGCGACATCTAATTCTCTTTGTGCAACCTCAGCAGCGTTGGCTGCGCCTGCAAGTTGAATAAAGCTAGCTCGACCAGCTTCCGTATTAACTTGACCAATTAAGTCTACTCCTTCTGTTCTTTGAGCTTTTACAATCTCATCAGTAACAGCTTGTCTAACTTTTCTAGCTTCTTTAACTTGCGCTAGAGTTACTCTACCAAAACCATCAATTTGCGCCGTTTCTCCCTCTTTAATCTGAGCTGTTGCAATTCTGGCAATAATTCCAATATCTTGATAACTCTTAATAAGAGGAAGGTTTGCATTAGATGACTTATTAGCCGAAATTATTGCTTGGTTTGCAAATCCTTGGAGTTTCTTTTCTGCAGACTCTAAACTTACAGTATTTGATTTAAGAACTTCATCAAAGTCTGCCATCTGAGCAAGTGCAACTTCCATTCTTGGACCTTGACGAACACCAAAAACTTTTGCAAAGAATTCCATTGCGCCTTCTTGACCCGCTGCGCTGTTCTTTAGTTCATTAAAACCATCAATAAGAGATTGAATAGCATCAAGACCAGTACCTTTAATTGCGGTAAAGTTAGTATCATACTCTTTTGATAATCTTCTAAACAAGTCAGCATTTTGCTTTGTTGGAGCAACAAGTCTCTGCAAAGAAACTTTAATTGAGTTAGCGGATGCTCCAACTTCAAAACCAGCAGCCTTCATTGGAGCAAGCATTCCAGCAAGTTCAGTCATTGAAAGACCAAATGAGGAACCAGCAGCAGCGACTTCTGGGAAAGCATCTCCCAAGTCTCTTAGAGTCAATGCAGTTACGTTTTCAACAGAGTTGAAAAGATTTAATTGAGCAGTTGCTGCGCCGATTGCAGCAATTTCTCTTTCTTCAAAGGTCATCTTTCTAGATTGACCCGACATTTGCATAGCTCGCTGAGCTTGGAAGTAAAGGCTTTGTACAAGATCTTTGGCTGCGCCAATATCCATGTCACCAAGTTTTTCAGTAACAGCAGCTAATTCAGTAATCTTTGCAATGCTCTCTTCGCTTTGGATACCTAATTCAGCAAAGTCTCCTGCCAATCCGACTGTTAAACTCTTGGCAAGACCGAATCTATTGCTAATTTTTCCAAGAGATTTATCAAGCCTGTCATAGCGATCAACCATTCCTTGAAGTTGCTTAGATTGCTCCTTAGTTGCCCCAACAAGGTCAACATTCATCTTCTTCGCAGCGGCCTCAAGATTTGGTGCAACATTTTCAAGAACTTTATTTAATCTTACAAATTCTTTATCAACTGACACAAGAGCTTGGAGACCGTATCTTGCAAAACCAACCATTGGGGTTGTAAGACCAATAATAAGACTTCGACCAACGAACTGCGCATCCTTGCCAAGACGCTTCTGCTCTTGCGCTACGCTCTTTAAGTCCTCTGTAAGACCTCTTAGACGAATTCCCTTTAAAGCAGACTCATAAGCCTTAAGGTCGGAAACAGCGGCTTTTCTGAATGAGGCAGATGCTCCAGTAGCAAACTTAAACTCTGTGCCCATTCCGGCAATTTCTTTTCTTACCCTTCCAATCTCATTGGTAAGAACAGAGTTGTTTCTAGAAAGTTGATCAATTGTTTTAGCGTGAGCTTTTAATGATGAGTCAGCAGAGCCTACAGCAGCAGAGAGAGCCTTGCTTCTTGCGCTAAGGTTGTTCATTGGGGCTACAGAACCCCTTACAACAGCATTGAGCTGTTGCATAGCATTGCTAAGCTTATAAACATCCGCTACGCCCGCAGTCGCTACGGCAATTACAATATCTACATCACTAGCCATTTGGTACCTCTTAAATTATCGCATTTTATATTGCAAAACGCAATGAATTTATCCAGCAATTTCAAAGCCAAGGCCGATTGGGATATCTCTATAGTTATCTGCGGTGATTGAGTTATCCTCTGGAGGAAGTGGATCGTACCAGTCATCATCAAAGTCAACTTCTCCTCCAAATGCAACAGCAGATGCTTTGATTGTTTTTGTATATTCATTACCACATGCGCGGTAAAGCAAAAACAACTCATGCAAAAGCAAAGAGTCTTCTAATTCTTCTAAACTTTTCCACGCACCTATTTGTACAAAAACTTCTGATTCATACTTCAATAGGGGAAGATCATCCCAAGCGGTTACTTCGCTTGAATTTGCTGACCCTCCCTCTACTGGTTTGGGTCGCCACCCATAGCAACTGCCATGAGTTCTTGGAATGAACGGAGGTCCAGAGCGTCTTCTAATGCATCATCATCAGCTGCCAACTCTGGGTCAACCTTCTTGAGTGCAATCTTTGCTGCTGCAACCATCTTATCGATGTCATCATCTGTGAGATTACCTTCGTCAGTTGTCTTCATATCATTTGCAACCTTCATAAAGTCTCTCAGTGAGCGAATGGTCAGGGGCTTAATTGTGCGAACTTTTCCGTCAGCAAACACAATGTCTGTACCCTTATACATATCTACATTCTTATTATTAGCCATTTTAAAATGTCCTACCTTTGTCTATAAAAAGGGAAAATCCCTTGTGCAATATATTATCACACAAGGGATTGTCCTAAGTACCAGTTTGTAGTTTTTAATTACAGGTCGTCAATAATCTTGCCGTACTCATAGTTAGTGTCTGTTGACACTGGGAGGATACGGAAAGAGACCGCAAAGACGGATGCCTCTGCTCTCTTCATGCTGATTGTTGATGATTCCATCGAGATTGCTCTCTTTGTTCTGAACTTACGCAACTTCGTTACTGAAGCAGTTGAACCAGGGGCATTGCCCTCGATTTGTACTGCCTTTTCGAATGGGTAAACGCCTTGTCCACCAAACTTGAAAGTTCTTGTGTTTGCACCGTCAAGTGTATTAACGATGTCTGCTCCGCTGGAATCGCTGTTTGCAATTTCTGTGTTGTAGCTCCACGCAATAGCGAGGTTTCTCAATGTACCTTCAGCCATAGTTGTCTTAACCATAACCTTAACTTTCGATTGAATAACCTTTGCTGCGTCACCAAATTGGTCAACCTCAATGTCAACCATGTCTGGTTGCCAAGAAATC